CTCAAGTGTCATGTTAAACATTCTCATTTCCCTTCGGGTGCTGTGTAAAAAACGTGTGTGCCAATGCGACCATCTCGGTGGTAACTTTTGGCCCAATATGGTGATACTGAGATAGTATGATAGTGGGTAGAAGTCAAGCCAATGCGGTCACCTTTTAGCACTGATTTAGCTATTGTCTGAGCTATATCAATTGCTTGTCTATCGAAGACATTGCTGTTGTACTTGCGATAGTCATCAGATTTTCCATCGTGGGTGAACGAGAACTGCTTGTGTTGGAAGACAACGGCACAGATTTCGTCGGGCCAACGGTGTGATTCTACCCTAGTCATAACGACCTCAGCAACGGCCCTCTGTCCTTCCAGAGGTTCACTACGGCTCTCAAAGAAGACCGCTGCTGCTAGACACATAAGGGGTGTCATTTGATCTCGCTGCCCATAGCAAAGATGTGACGACCACCAGCCTTCATAGCCAACACACGGTCAAGACAGAAGCTCTTGTACTTGGGCTTCTCACCATCCTTACCTACGAACATAGGGATCAGGTTGTGAGCCTTGAGAACGTCAGCAGCCTTACGACCACGCTCACCACCCACAAGGTATTTCTTTACGTTCAAGCGACCATTGTATGTACGCTCCTCGTTGTCCTTGGTCAGGAACTTAACGGTGATGAACTCGTTAGTGTTCTCTGCCAGTACCATGCTTACCATGCGTGTATCCAACATTAGTGATTCTCCTTTATGTAACATTCTTCTATTTCATCTGTGTGTAAAGCACAAGTAAAACCGTTAGGTTCATAGATTGCGTGTATTGTGTCATTGAGCCAATATACTTTATAGCCATCACTAGCCCATCTAACATTTTTACCTTTGGCTAATGCTTGCGTTAACTCCCTTAGTGTCATTGTGCTTACTCCGATGCTTTGTTAACGACATATATTGGTGTCTTGGGGGATAGCTCCCGTAGTACCTTGGCCTTCTGTTCAGCCTGTAGCTTTGTCATGGTGGGTAACGCAAGTCGCATTACGATGCCATTGACCTCAGTTGCTAGTGCGAATTGGTTCATGTGTTTTCCTCTTCGTGGATTATTCTCTGGTTAATACCTAAGTTATAGATTAACTCACGTTTTAACTCAAGAACTTTATTTGTATCTAACTCAACATCCTCCAATATATCTTCAAGTCTGTCGATAACATAGTGCATACATACTCTATCATCCATTTGTTTTCTCCTTAACTGGTGATCCTGACCACGATTTAATCGACATCCAATCGAATGTAAAGTTAGCTCCAACGTAATCCCATACGGCCCAATACTCAGCGGCCTCTCTTGAGGTTTCATCCCAGACCCACAGGCATGGAATACTTTCGATCTTGAACGAGACTACCTCACCACAGTGATACTGCATCTCAACATCAGCATCAACCATGATGTGTGTGTAACGATCAAACTTAGCTTCTTCTGCATCTTGAAACAGTCCGTTTACTTTTCCCATTAGATTACTACCTTTTCTTCTGTTACAGTTACCTTGTACACCTCAGCACAATCATCGTCAAGAGCGCGTTGTGCATATTCTGTACAATCTTCTAAGGTTCCCTCGTGGTACAAGGTTCCGTCGAGGTAAACCTCATAGTATGTCTCACGAACTTCCATTAGCGAATCTCCTTTGCTATATTCTCATACTCCACTAACTCAAGAAGATCGTCAAGTTTATTGTGGATGTCTTTCAGGCTCTCTTGCACACGATCCATGTCATGCTTTGCGTCCGTGAGATACTCGAACAGGCTGTTGATCTTGTCTTGCTTAGTGACAGAGGTATCATACTCAGGTGTGTGGTTGACGTTGATACCACGATCAATGTCGTTCTTATATTCCCCTGCACGGGCTGACGCTTCCTGTGCGTCCTGCATGATTGCCTTTAGTTCTGCTAAGATATTTTCCATTAGTCTTCTCCGTTTCACTGCGTAGCTGTGCTACTATTAATTCCCACGGTGGGGGTCAACTTATAGAATCACTCTCGCATTTTCCACTGGTGGGGTCAACAGAATTATTTCCACTGGTGGGGTCTTAATTTCCACCGGAGGGGGTCACGGTCATTTTCCACTGGAGGGGTCATTTTCCACTGGAGGGGGGTACATTCGTATATCCACATATGCTTATATTCGAATATCAACATATGTTTATATGTAAATATGCTTATATATGAATACTTGCATATGTATACAATGGTATGCGATGGTATACTATGGTATGCTAACGTATACGATGGTATGCAACGGTATGCGATTAACGTATACGATGGTATACGATGGTATACTTGCGTATACTTTGGTATACAATCTACTGTGGTATTTTTACAACGTGACATTCTTGCAACGTGACATTTTTACAACGAATCTGTCAAGCGAAAAAACACTATTGCCGAATCGCTTGTTATTGGATAACGCGCGCCCGTTCTATTATAATTAGATTATTTTGGATAAATTGATTTATCGCTTGCAATACCCGGCGAATCGCTTTTAATGGTTCCTAAGCAATAACGCTTAAACACTGATAAAAGGAACTGACACAATGACACAATTAGATCAAAACATAATCAAAGGGCTTGATGACGCCGCAATAGCGCGAGTTTATACCCGTAAACGCAAGGTCGCCCATAAATCCGCGACATTCATGGAAAGACTCGCAACCGTACTAGCTAAAATCACCGGGCTTTTATACTTTGGCTTTTTGTGCTTTTGCCTAGGTTACTTTTCAACGCTATATTTTGATGGTCTCTTGTTTGAGATTCCCGGCCTCTTGTCATATTGGATTGATTTTGGGAGGGCTCAATAATGACTAATTTTAATGGCTATACATCCCGTGCTCAAGTAATTCGTGATTTACGCGCAAAGGGCTTTACCTTTTCAACCGCCCTAGGCGCAACGGAATCCAATCCCAAACTCGCCAAAGGCGCAAAGCTTGGAGTCTTATCAAAGCCCCATAACCTAGCGCCGGGCAAGGAGTCGGGTAAATGGAATCTTTGTTCTAGCGCGAGTCCCGGTTGCCTAATCGCTTGTCTTAATACCGCCGGGAATCCTATTTACCTTCGCGCCAAATTATCGGCACGGATTCAACGGACACATGCGTTCATGACAATGCGCAAGGCCTATATCGCCTTAATGGCATTTGAGCTTGAGTCGCATGAAAGAAAAGCAAAGGCGTTGAATATGATTCCCGCATGGCGTCCCAACACTACCAGCGATTACCCGTTCCAATCGGTTGCGCTAACGGTTAACGGAAAGCCCTATGCAAGCTTGATTCACTATTTTGACGGGATAGAAGCATATGATTACACAAAGGTCACTAAAAAGGCGTTACAATGGGTGAAGGGCGCATTGCCTTCTAACTATCATATCACTTTCAGTAAATCGGAAGTAAACGACTCTTGCGTTGATAAGGTACTAGCGGCTGGTGGCAATGTGGCGGTTGTTTTTGAAAAGGTATTGCCCGCGACATATAAGGGAATCCCGGTGATAAACGGCGATGAATCTGACGTTAGGTTTATGGATAAACCGGGAGTCGTCGTCGTAGGACTCAAGGCCAAAGGGGAAGCTAAGGCGGATTCCAGCGGTTTTGTGGTACGGGAAAGGGAGTCAGCATAATGAATAGCGACACAAGAAAACATGGTAGCCCATATGATAGAGGCGCGGCGGATTCATACTATGGGCGCCCATTGTCCCCGCATTGGTGGCCCTTTGGAACCTCTATTGGTAATCGCATAGAGCAATCGCATATGACATTGCCGCAAGTGAAGGAATATTACTTAGGCTATTATGATAATGAGGCGGCAGGAAACTTTAAAGATTGGGGAGATGAATAATGAATAAGGCGAAAGATAAACTCAATATACTAGCAGCGGATTGGGGATACGAAAGCCCCTTGGATATGCTGGAGTCTGTTGGATTGTTAGCAGCCCCTGCAATTTGCATGAACGACGATTGCGACTATACAACAGATATAGAGCCGGATAACGCAAGGGGCTGGTGTGAATGTTGCGAGACTCGCACTGTTGCAAGCGCGTTACTGTTGGCGGGATTTATCTAATGGAATGGCGAGTCTATATTCTAACGAGTGGCAAGCGTTTTTGCTATCATGCGACTAGCAGCAAGGGGGAAGCGTTGGATAAACTAGCGGTATTAGAGCGGCAGCACGATTCCCGATACCAATTTGAGATCGAACCTGTAGTTTTCTAGCGTCCCTCCCACGCTAGGGCATTGGCTCCGCTTAGGCGGGGCTTTTGTCGTTTTATCAATCGCTTGATCTATGGAATTGAACGGGCGTTCAGTTAATGGGGCGCAGATTGATACTGGCGAATCACTTGCGGGAAGTGGGCGAATCGCCTATCCTCTGTCAAGTTTTTCTTTTGTCAACTCACGTTTTGTTACAGTTTTACAGATATTTGTAACATTTGTCACATTTTCGCGTGGGACCCTTGACATTACGGGCGAATCATGCTTGTGGCCCCCTTAACACCACCTGAATCCAAAACCAAAAATTACTTTTGCCCCTACCATAGGCCCATCCACCACGTTCAAACCCACGTCAAACTGGAGTACCCACCAAGGTACATATCGGCGGTAATCCGCTTACGTCATCACAAATTGTTACAAAACGGTAATAATACTCACGAAAACACGACAAAAAAGGGAAAATACTTTCGTTGTAAAACAGACGATTGTAAAATAGTTGACAAAAAGTAAAAATAAAGTGTCTAAGATTCGAATTTGTATCCCTATAGTATAATGAGAGAGAGAGTAACTTAAGTTTTAACGTAAATTATTACCACTACGATTTATACTACTAAGCTATATAACGTAAGTTATAACTATAGTTACTCCCCTCAAGAATCACTCCTACAAGTTGAACCAAGAAGTATGAAATCATAGTATAACTTAAGTTCCAAAGTTCTTGCCGATTGACTGTAGGTAGTGATATCGACTACCCACTTAAGTTACCCTAATCTTGTCGTTAATAGCCCGTAGGGCGGAGACTATCGTTATGATCGCAGCACTACCCTACAGTAAATTAGTAGAGAAGCACATCTTGGAATGTATCCAAGGTGGCATAGGTATTCGTCAAATGATTGCCTCAATGCAACACCTACAGGATGCACCAAAGTCTTTATCTACTATGTACAAAATCTATGGGTCGTTCATTGAGATGGAACGAGCGAAGATCAATGGTGCTGTCGGTAAGAGGGTCATAGACCAAGCACTAGATGGTGACTTCAAATCACAAGAGTTGTTCCTACGATCTAAGGGTGGCTGGAGTCCAACTCAGACTAACATTGAAGTTGAACAAGAGACTGACCCTGACCTAGACGAAAGTGCTGTTGACACACTTATGTCGTTACTTGGATACAACGAAAATGGCCCCGAAGAAGAAACAACCTGTACCTGTGGCGAGGAAGATAACTGCCGATGCTCTTAGAGGATTACCTCAGAGTAAAGTTAAGGACATCTTCGATCAGCTAGGGCCACTCAAGACCGAAGAACTCAAGCATGACTGGATGTTCTGGGCTAGAGATAACCAACTGGAGCCTACGAATGACGATTGGAACACTTGGTTCATTAACGCTGGTCGTGGATTTGGTAAAACTAGGTCAGGCGTTGAGTGGGTTAGAGATAATGTTAAGCGTGGTGTTAAGCGTATAGCTGCTGTAGCTTCCACT